AAGAAGTAATCTTCATTAATAGACAATGGATTATAAGCACTATCGATAACATTTTGTCCGCCGCCTGTTTGGCTTGGAATTCTACGTTGATGGATTTCATTTTTAACCCTTTCCACGAATGCCATAGCCAAGTGACTTGGCATATTTCCCACGTCAATGTGGAATACTCTACGCTCTGGAGCACGTTGTATACGGTAGATTAAGATAGCATCTTCAAGCAATTCTTTCTGCTTGTAGACTTTAAAAATATTTTCAAGTAAGCTATTGCCAAACGGGTAATTGTTATCTAAACCTTCTGATAAACTCAAGTGAATCATATGTTCAGCATCGATGGCATGTTCAGTTTCAGTAGTACCAAAACGTGTTCCGTTACCGTTACTACCGTTAGGACTTGCGCCTCCTTGGCCTAAATACCCCGCACCCGAGCCGCTGCCGGCGTTGATATTTCTTGGATTAATATTAGGAGTAATCTGAGTTGCTACCAAGTCCATGAAGTTAGGAGCAAGGTCTTTAACAACATATTGCTCGGGTTTTTTGCCTTCGCTTTCGTTAACAATTACCTTAACTAACTTTCCAGGATCTACATAAGTCCATTTTTGATTTTCTGGATCGCGGATGAAGAAACAGTCACCATACTTGAATACATTACGAACTACACGGAATATGCGGGTATCAAACTTTTGTAACTTACACCACTGTTGTAAGTATTCACTTAAAATTCTAACTTCGGTATTAGTAGCTTTGTGGCGCCACTGTACACTGAATGGAGTTTTTCCGTCTTTGAGTTTTTGTGTGCAAAATTCTGCCAAAATATCCAATGCGGCATTAACTTCTGGATCGCTGTCCATTGTTTCATATTGTTGATAACGCTCAATACGATTTGGACTTCCGCTGTAAACATCAGGTAAAAAACTTGAATAGTTTGATTTAGCTGGGCCCGCGTTGAAAGAACCATTTCCACCAGAAATTGGACTTACTGATCCGTTAACAGGCACGGGTGTGAAATACTTTTTCCAACTCATATATTAACCTTTTATCATCTTAAAGATACATTAGGATCTAATCTCTTTGTAGCTCTAACTTGCTTCTCTGCTTGTAAAGAAACATCTGAAGTATGCGATACTAGTTCTCCCATACTCTTATTTAACTGTTTCAACTGTTCGTTAAGGTCATCTAGAGTTGATGTCTTGCCAACTCCTGCTGGCGTGCTGGCCGCAGTTGCGGTAGCAGGTTTTGGAGTTATAGCAACTGCCGCGGCCGCTTTCTTACGTTCGTCTTCGGCTTTTTGCTGTGCTATTTCAGAAGGAACTGTTTTGGATATATTGGAAACTTTATTTTTATTATCTGTTTTAACATCTGCTGTGGCTCCTTTGGTACTAGGAGCTTCTTTCTTTTTAATTTCGCTTTCTGCTTTGGCCTTATCTTGTTCTTGTTTGTTTATTCCTGCCAATTCTTTCATAGCTTTCTCTGCTACGTCTGCTGGACCGTTCTTAATAGCTGACTCTAGCATGGACTTGCGGTCTGCTTGTGCTTTGATTTCAGCTTCTTTGATTTTTTGTTCGGCAGTTGCTTTTTCTTCTTTGGCTACTTTTTCCTGTACAACACTAAGAGCTTTCTCACGGTCTAACATGACACCGTCTTTAGCCGACGCTAATTGCATTTCCATTACTTGTCGATTAATGTCTTGTAGTTTTTTATCTTCTGTAGCTTTGGTAACCGCATCTGTTACCGAAGTCACTCCTGGCATTTTAACTTCTGGCATTTTAATACTTGCCGCTGCCTTTTGTAATTCTGCTTTTTGATTTGCCATGTCAGGCATTTTAAAACTTGTGGCTGCTTTTTGTAATTCTGTTTGCTGACTTGCCATATCTGGCATTTTTATATCAGGCATTGCGGTTTTCATTCTAGATCCAGCCATGCCAATTTTAGAAACTAAAGATGTAAGTTGCTCTTTAGTCAATACTGCTTCTTTGCCGTGTAGCATAGCAGGAGTTTCTTTACCAAAATCTTCCAACATGTTATCAATATTTGGACTTCCTCCGGCACGACTGACTCTCGGCGCAGTCTCACCGACAGGAGTTACTGGCTTATTGCCATTAAGTATGCCGCCAGTAACATTTATTGCGCCAGTTGTAATGTCTTTTAAATTTCGTACTGCTTCTATTATGGCAGTTCCTGCCATTTTGCCAGCTTCTCTAAAGTTTCCTTTAGCACCTTCATCTAAAGTTTTTCCGGCCGCTTCACTGTTAGCAAGGCCTAGACGTTCTCTGCCAGTTGATGTTTCACCTGGACGTAAGGTACTAGGCTTGACGTTGGCAAGGCCAGCATTTAGTTGATCTATTCCCTTTCTAGTAGCAGTGCCGTTAGCAGTAATCGCTTTGTTAGCATCATTAAATGCTTTTTCTAATTTGGCAGCACCGTCAGCGGCTCTAGCTTGTGCTAATACATATGCTTCAGTTGTCTTGGCAGCGGCAGCTTCACCGCTAGTTTTATCCTTGCCTGTAGCAATGTCAACAGGTTTCTTAGCACGTTCAGCAAGCACTTGTCTAGCTTGCTCTGTTGTAAGAGCTTTACCTTGCGCTTTAAATTCTGCTTGTACTTCTTCAATACCTTTGTTATAATTACGAGCGGCAATCATTCCTTCGCCTGCCGCTTCGGCAACATCACCCTGGCCACGTTGTACCATAGTCAAGTACTCTGTACTTGTTTGACGTTCGGCAATTGCAGACTGCGCACGGTCCATCATTGCTTTTGCGGCCGCTTTTTCTTCTTCAGATTTTGCGTTTTTAGTTGCAGTAATAGCTTCGCGTAATTGATTGCCAGCTGGACCTAAGGCATTCATCTGAGCTATAGCTTTTTGACTTAATGCTTGTCCTGTATATAGTTCATCACCTAACTTATCTAAGCCAACTCCTTTTAACTTAGTCGACATATTCAAATAAGAATCAGCGGCATCTTTGCCACCTTTGCGAATTTCTAATTCGATTGTAGCTTGTACACGAGCATTCTTTTGTTTTTCTTGTAATGCTTCTTGTTGCTCACGACGACTAACACCTGTTAGCTGTGCTACTTTATCCATTTCAAGAGCAAGATCGGCGGCCGCCATGTTGGCTTTACGCTGTCCTTCTAGTGTAGAAAGGTCTTGACCTTTCTTGCCGGCCAAGCTAATGGCCAGCACATCATTATATTCCTTGGTAGTAAAACCAATTTTACGTAACTCGTCGGCGGCAGTAGTGTCGCTAAATGAAGCTGACATCTGATTAAATTTCTTAGCACTGTCTGTCATTGTGCCGCCAAGCGCAGTAAATCCTATTGCGCCTTTCTTAATCGTATCGCCCCACTCTTCGGTGCTTAGTCGAGTCTGTGCTACACTAGTTCTTAAACCAATAGCATCGTTGTTAAAGCCTATACCAACGTTGCTGGCCTGTTGCCAGGTTTTAGCAGATTTATCAACTTCGCTCGCTAGTCCTGCTGTAGATTTGTCCAAGCCACTAAGCAAGCCTTTGTCTGTTTTAGACGCAGGCGCAGATCCAATGCCGCCGCCGCGGTTACTCTGTTGCGCTCTTAACAGGTCGTTGTTTTCTTGTAGTAATTCTTCAACAGTTTTTGCCATTATTTTTTCCTGGAAATCTACGTATATAAATACAAGATATAATATTTATCCGGAGACAAAATGTCAATTAATCCATTACAGCAGTACTTTAGACAACCCAAAGTATTTGTACGATTGCCCAGTCATGGCATTTATAACAAGCCTGGAACCTTACAAGGCGACATTGAAAACATGCCTATATTTGGTATGACGGGTATGGATGAGATATTATTAAAGACTCCGGATGCCTTGATTAGCGGGGAAGCAACTGTTAAAGTTCTAGAAAGTTGCTGTCCTATTGTTAAAGATGCGTGGGATATTAGTAACTTAGACATCGATGCTCTACTGGTTGCTGTGCGTATTGCCACTTACGGCAACAATTTAGAAATAATGTATACGTGTAAAAATTGCGGCGCTGAAGCGGAATATGACATTGATTTGGGTAAAATCCTTGAACATTTTAATAGCTGTGCCTACGATTCTAAAGTTGTAGTTGGCGATTTAACTGTCAAATTACGCCCGTTAACCTATCGAGAAGTAACAAGTTTCAATTTAGAAAACTTCGGTTTACAGAAGAAACTTAGTCAAACAATTGATTTAACTGACGAGGATGCTAAACAAAAAGCCCTTACGGAAATTTTCAAAGAGCTTGGCGCACTTCAAAACAAGGTTTACATAGCGGGTGTGGAAGAAGTTGAAATGCCCAACGGAGTAGTTACTGAACATGCTTTTATTAAAGAATGGTTAGAGAACACTGACCGTTCAACATTTGAAGCACTTAAAGAGCATATCAGCAAAAATAATGACACATGGCGCATCCCTTCTAATAATGCCAAGTGCTCGGAATGTGGGCATGAAGATACATTTGCTATTGAAATGGATCAAGCAAATTTTTTCGCAAGCGCCTAACTAGATTATCTAACCAAGAAATCGAAGAGTACCTGGTTAGGCTTGACAAAGAAGTTTACAAATTCAAAGAAGAACTGTTCCGGATTAGTTGGTTCATGCGAGGCGGAGTAAGCGTTAACGATCTGATGGATCGTTACAGTCACGAAGATTTAAATATCCTGGCAGAAATTATTAAAGAAAACGTTGAAAATACCAAAGCTAGTCAGATGGCTTTAATTTAACGCGGTATGTTGCCTAAGCTAAAGTTTCCTTGCTCCCAGCCTTTAGTTTTAATAGGATCACCGTATGCGTCTTTAGGCAAATTAGCAGTTGATTGATTAGTTTTGCCGCCCGTGCCAACTGGGCCAGTTGAAGTTCCACCGATGCCGTTATCAGCACTTGGCTTTGCTCCGCCTTCAGGCCCGCCATTAATCGCGTTATCAGCTTTGTCCCACATTTCTTTACCTGCTTTAATTCCTGATCCTACATTTGTCATAAAATCTGTTAAAAATGCTGGAATTTGTCCAAGTCCTGTGATCAATCCGCCAAACACATCTTCAGTCCACTTACGGCCAGCAGGACTGGCAAAGAAAGCAGTGAACGCTCCGCTGGTTACAACTGCTGGAATTGTTTGCATCAACTGTGCTGTAGCTGGAAATTTTGCCCATCTAGCAATAGCAGGAATCCATTTAACCAATAACGAAGCCTTGTTGGCAATGCCTGTAGCAATTTTTGGTGCTAGCCATTGTAGTAGCTTCTTGCCGTTTAGTTCTGCTAGACGACGACTGTATTCTTCTTCGCCAATTGTAGCACGTTCTTTTTGTAATTTGAAAAACTCATAAGTGTACTCTACAGCAATGTCAATTAAGTTTAGAGTTTTAAACAAACTAATAGTTTCTTCACCGTAGTGCTTAACAGCAACAGCGGCCATTTGACTTCGTTGTACAGCCTTGTACTTATCTTTCTGGGCCTTACGTGCTTTTTCGGCACCTTTTTCAATCCACGAATCTCCATCCTTGGCAGCGGCATTTGTAGCGCGGCGTTTAACCAGCTGTTGTACTCCTTGGGCAACTTCAGGACCAACTTCAGGTGCAGCTTTAGCACCAAGGCCTAGTGCTTTAGCACCTGCTCCAAGAGCTGTACCTAGTAAGTTTGCTTCTATAACAATTTCGTGGATTTTCATTTCTTATTCCTCTATGTGATATTTATTATCGTTTGTAGAAGAACTCACGTTCTTCTGTTCTTCGCTTTCGCTCGAACTATTGTCTAACTTGAATTATTATATAATGCGAAGCATTTAAATATTATCTAGATTGTGTAGTCACACTTAGCCCTTGCGGGCTAAAAATGAACATTATCTGAGTTGAGCAGTTCACTTAGCGTTTGCACTACAAGTATTTCTACTAGCTTAGGCGGTTGTCCGGTACCTAATCGTGCTGTCTTATTACAACGGCGGGTCTTTATGTATACGCTAACATACATCAAGCCGTGGATTCTTAATCCTCTTTTAGCCTTTTAAAATTAGTTTAAACAGCAAATTCAGTTGTATCTAGGCATATCTGAACATCGTCCTGTCAAGGATAGTTGCTGAGTACTCTTGGCGGCAAGAGGTTTCCGTCCCTGAGATCCGAGATCCAGGTATAAGGGCGTCTGATTTTAGCTGACGCTTGCTGTGCTACCGCTTATGAGCCTATGATTTTAATATATGGGAGCCATGTACTCGGACTGCTATGTGCCCGTTGTACCAATCTGATGATTCTAATACTTTGTTTGTAAATTGTTCTCTGGCCTCGATGTAAGAGCATTGCGCCTTTGATGTGCAATAATATAGGATTTCTCTTGCGAAGTTTTCTTTGCCTAGGGTGTCTATATCTTTTGTCAACGCATCACTCGAGCCATAATAATCTCGCCAGTCACTGTCAACTTTACTTCTAATTTTTTTCTTCTTCTTGGTTCCGTTCTTTAATTTTACAACTTTGTAAGTTGTTTTAGCGAACTTTGCAAGTTTTTTGCCTATATATTTGCGTCCAGAGATTGTATTGGTTATCAAGTACACAAAACCCACACACTCTTCGGGTAGAGTTTCTACGATTTCGTTTTGATAAGTCCAAGACATACACTAGTTAGTGTCTGCTTGATCTCCTGACATGCCTTTTTGATTTGCCTTGCGCTCACGTTTATCAGTATCCAAAAATACTCGATACTGTTGTACGTGCTCTCTACGTTCTTTTGCTATAATTCTAATCTGCGCTAGCCAGTAGCGCATGTTCTCGCCTGCGATTCGTGTGCCTTTGTTTTGCCAATCTTGATTTGCCTTGAAGTACTCGCGAAAAGCCGCCATGAGCTTCTCATGCGACTCTTCGTTTTGATACGGACTAGGTTCAACGTGTTTACTCATTGATCTCTAAGTCGTTAGCATAGCTGGTGTAGCCATTTTCTTTGATAACTTTAAGTACATTGTTCACACGACCAATTAATTCGTCCTTGTGACTAATCAAGAAGATATTCTTCTTACGTTCACGACCCATCTTCTTCAGTACAGCCAATGCGCCTTCAACGCCCGCCGCATCTAATCCGTTGTCAATAAGCTCGTCCACGAACAGTAAGTTAATGCTTTGATACAAACTTTCCCATACATCTCGAAAGGCAAATGACAATCCAAGGATAAGTCTATTCCGCTCACCTCGACTTAGATTATCAAAGTCTAAATCTTGCCCTAGCTGGGTGATCTCAACAGTCAAATCGTTTTGAAACAATACTGTATGAGGCAATCCCATCTTATCGAGATAAT